GGGTTGTACATAAATTTAAAACCCCAAATAGGTACTTTACCTTTAGTTCGAGTGGCTATGTTCATAGATTCTGCAGCTGCTTGGCTTTGAAAAATACGTCCAAGATTGCTTCTGCTGTCTACAAACTGACTAAATACTTTGTTTGCTTTAAAGGTATCAATAATAATGCTCTTATTGTCACGAGAGGCTGTTTGATAATCCGCAACTCGTACACCATGAGATACGCCTCTAGATACGTAATGTGCCGGTGGGTTGTACGTAATAGAGTCTGTGCTTGGGATTGTTATGCCCCCCTCGTCTCCTACAGGATCTGGGGTAAAAACCTCTGTGCAATTTGCAACATTAGCCTCAAGAAGTAGCTGTTTAGCGTATTTACGGCTAGGCTGCTTTACTGGTGCGCCAATTAATGTTCCCGCTTTGTCAAACCTATATATAGTCCAACTATTGGCTGCTGCTGCAAGATTATTTGATCCCGGAACTACTGCAAACCCTATTTTTAAGCCTACCCATTGGGTTTTACAGGCATCGTAAACTATCTCATAGGCGTAGCTTGGGACGTTAGGTTGTTCAGAATAATCATAGCCCTGCTGTCTTTGTCCCGCTGCCGGTCCGGCCGGAACGCTCCACGTAGTTCCAGGAAACATCGTATCAATTATTAATTTTTTAGGTGTAGTTGGTTTAGCTGCCGCAACAGTAAAGTTAACAGTAGCTATTTTTCCCTTACCATCAGCATTGATATTATCTTTAATTTGATAGGCTCGATTTGCCCCAACATAAACATTTATTTTAGGCGTAGCAGTAGCCTGCACTGTGGAGGAAACGTTAAAGTAAAATACTGTGCCAGAACCTCCGCCTACGTTTATTTCTGGCTTTTGTTTTACTCCGGTTACTTTTCCCTTAAAGTTTGTTTTCCAAGAGTCAAAGATGTTTACTTCAACGCCGCCCTCTTCGTTATCGCCAAGAAAATTAAGGGGAGGCCCTTTTTATAAACTCTAATCCTATATTGAACAGTATTTCGTACGCTTACTGATTTCCCATCAGAAGGTATTAATACCCATTCACTACTATTGTAGTCGTTAACTTTATCTGGATCTGTCGAGCTTCCAGCTGCAGACACAGAGTAGACTATAGGAGATATATCTGAGTACTCATGCGCTTGAATTGTGTAGTAATAGTCAGCTGCTGATGGCATTAGTATGTCCCTATTCCATTTAGGCGTAGTTCGTCTTCTAGCACTTTCTTAAACCTTCTAACCATTGCTTCAGCCTCAGCATTGCTTGCGTGAGCTATCTGAACGTTCATTGTTACATTTATGTCATGCTTTGAAGCTGTAGAAAAGCTTGACATACTGCGTGAGCTATTTACTGCTTGCGCTCCTGTGGTTGCGCCAAGAGACATAGACTGTGCAGATCCTACATCGTCTGAGCCACCAATACCTGCAGCCTGCTGTGTCTTTGCAGCATCATCTAAGAACTTAGCAAACTTTCCACTAGTAAAGGTTGTCCAGCCCTTCCAGTGCTTACCCTGGTTACTCTTATCATACGCGGCTTCAATGTTAAAGTTTGCGTTCTTTAGTCTACTTCCATCACGATATGGATCATTATATTTTTTCCAATCGTTTAGTGATCTAATTTGGAATGCGCCGTAGCTAGGGCCCCATTTTTTAGATACTAAGTGTTTATCTCCAACAGCATCAGCTCTGCCCCCAGATTCAGCTAAAGCAACCGCAAAAGCAGTTTGAAGGGATTTTCCTCTAAAGCCTTGGGCATAAAGCATCTTCATAAGTCCGGCTCGACTTCCTCCGGTCATTCCAGCGCTATCGCCTAGAACTGGATCTTCTTCAGAGTTAAAGATTGCTGACTTCTTTTTGCCTAACCCTACTTTACCGCCACCCTTATCTAGATAGCTGTTGACGTCTTCCCAACCAATAGGGCTTCCAGAACGTATCTTGCTAGATACCAAGGCCCCTAATTCAGCTGAGTTTAGGTCAGACACGCTTCCAAATCTAAAAGGGGTTCCACTTCCGGATACATCTGCATGAGGCAGTTCTTTATCAAACAACCGATTAATAACTCTCTTACCTACGTTAATACCGCTAGTAACCATGTTTTTAATAAACTGAAATGCCTTACCAAAGAATGATCTAGGGTCTTTTCTTCCTTGTGCGCCTACGCCACCATGATCTCTAACTTCAAAGTGAAGGTGGGGACCGGTAGATGTTCCAGCTCCTGAAGAGCCTTTAGCTCCACCAGACTTTGCGACCTCTTGTCCGCTAGTAACTTTTTGGCCTTTTTTAACAAGTATCTGCCTAAGGTGGGCATACATAGTTGATTTGCCACCAGGGTGTTTAATAATTAAATAACGACCATATTGACGGTGCATTCCTGTTTCAGAAACTGTTCCATCTCCTGCAGCAGCAATAGATGTTCCTACAGGTACGCCATAGTCAATGCCTGTGTGATTTGAACTAATTCCTGGATTTCTTGCAGCAGCGCCTGGACGTGGACCAAAGGGAGAGGTAACTCTAGTGCCTGGTGGAACTGGCATCTGTAATGTAGCTCCCTTTGCGGTTTGTGTTGAGTCTCCTCCACCCATTCCGTGAGAACAGCCCATTGATCCGTGAGAACAACCTCCGTCACCACCACCAACGCCACCAGTAGCTAAATTACCTACTCCGCCTGCAGCGATGCCGGCAAAAGCTCCAGGCACACCACCAGCAGCTAATCCAGTAATTCCACCTTGACCTAAATCAAATGCAAAGTTTCCTAACCATTTTGCAAAGCCAGGTAAGTTGTTACCTTTTTTATTTAAATATTGTTGTAGCTTTTCTAGCCCTGCGTACGCTCCTATAGCTAATCCAGCACGGCCAAACTTGCCCGCCATAGCTCCTTTGCCTAGAACACCTTTAGCTGCAAACTTACCCTTACCGGTAAGTAAACTCATTAATCCTGCGCCAAGTCCTGCGCCTGCAGCACCTGCACCGCCTCCGCCTCCAGCTGCAGCAGCAGCCGCACCGGGCCCAATAATTCCAGCACGTTTTAATAAACTTCCAGCCAATACCATCTGACCTATGTTCATTGCGCCACCAGCTGCCATACCGCCAAGACCTGCTAGTGTGCCGCCAGTATTACCCGCTCCTGGGAAAGTTTGAAGTGCGCCTTTAAAAGTCATAAGAGCTTGAGTAACTGAAGGTAGAGTTTCAGCAAGAGAGCTAAATCCATCATTTACCGCGGCGGTAGTTCTAAGACCTACGTTGTATCCACCTACTAAACCAGCTTCTGTAGACTGTAGCTTTCTAGCCTCGCTAGTGTTGTATCTAAATTGTGATCTAATAGGGCTGTCTTTGCCAACTCCCATTAAATCTAATGCTTTGTTTGAGTCGCTTAAGTCGCCCTTAACTAAGCCGCCGCCTTTTGAGGCACGAGCAACAACACCAGCTTGCAGTACCGCTAATAAGTTAGGATCTCCACCAGATACGGCTGCAAGAGTATTGTAGCCCTTGCTATTTGGGTTATATACCATTTGCGCTTGAGCGGCAGTTACTTTTCTTCCACCGTATAAAAATCGGTATGTGTCATTAATAATCTGGTTTACTGGTTTTTGATTTCCTTGAGCATCACGAGTTCTTACGCCCATACGCAAGAAATTCATGCCATTCATACCAGCAATAGCGCCAGCTACTTGCTCGTTTGATCCTCCGCTTATTGCGCTAAGTCCACCAATTTGCCCCATAACGTTTCTGGAGCTTAAAGTGTTGGCTAGGTAACCGCCTTGATAGGCAAGAGCTGTAGCAGCCATAGTAGGGCCCATAGCGCTGGTAGCACCATTGCCTACTTGACGATTTGCAAGTCCAAGAGCTTGACGTGTAGACATTCCGCTTCGACCAGCGTATGTATCCAAAGCCATTCTTTGTGAAACAGCTGCCATAGTATTTGGGGCCATTGAGTACATCAAGCCACCAACAGCGGCTGTTCCTAAAGCAATACCACCAGCAATTTTTTCAGTGCGAGTAAAGCTTCCTAGACCTAGCTTATTTTGTCCGGTGAACTTTCCACCGGTAGCTTCAGCCATAGCCTTGGCGGCTTTTTCATAATTTTTGGCAAATTTATCGGATAGGTCAACTAGGGTCTTCATATCTTTTATGAAGCCCTTACTAGCTTTATCTATCTTACTTGTGGTGCCCGCAGCCTTTTTTTCGTCGTCAGGGGTCACCATGTTTTGACCTGCCATATTTATCTCACCGCCTTAGGTTTCATTGCAGCTTTACTTAACCAAATCATTCTCTCCCTAAAAGAAAGAGAACGTATATCGGATAACGTCCAGCCTGGATAATGCTGAGCTATAAGATCGTAGCTATCTACTAATACGTCGTAACTTGTCTCATTCTCGAAACAAGTCCGCTAGCGTTAGCGGTAGCGGGACCTCCTGCTCGCAAGATGAACATAACTTCTTAACTTCACTTAATTGTGGGCCTGGGTTGCGGTCTGTTATTGCTGAAAGTAGTGCTCGTCGATCTTTAATACTTAGATCACGAATCTGTTGGACGTTTACTACTGGCATGCCGTTAATAGAAGCTATGCAGCCTTTAAGCAAGATAGTATCTAGCTCAGCTGAGTTTTTATTTGTAGCGTTTACCAGAGCCTTTTGAGTGGTTCCTGTAGGAAGGTTTAGAACTACTTTTCCTGCCTTGCAGGTAACTGTAAACTCTCGATCTTCGTCCTTTAACTTTTTGATCTCAACATCTTTTTCAAGGTCAATCTCAAAAGTCTTTTCTTCACCACAGTTAGGGCAAATTGGGCCAACCTTTACCTCTGGACCAAATGTAGCGATTCGAATAGATAACAAGATCATTTCTCGATCCCCTGCAAGCAGAGAATCTAAAGTATCTTTGTCGGCAGGCTTATCGCCAATCTTTACTGTGGCTCTTTCTAGGATAGATAAAAGTCCCTTACCAGCATCTGTGATTCTGGCAAGTTGTTCTTCATCTGCTCCGGTTAATTCTCTAATCTCTACCGAGGTAGTTAGTCCCTCAAAGGGATCTAATAGTCCGCCCGGTAGTTCTACCTGAGTATCAGGAGGTGATGGGATCTCTGTTTTTGACGCAGATACCACCACCTCCTGCTCAGATAAAGCCTGGTTTACAAGCTTGTTAGCAAGGGCGGGATCGGCTGATGCACTGATAGTTTCTGTAGACATATAGTTTTCCTATTCCTTTAATTAAGAACCAAAGGTTCCGTTTGCGTTGAACTTCTTAGCTGAACCGTCTGCGGTGTAGTTTGACCCGAAAGTAACGTCAAACCCTTCATGAACTAGAGTCATTTCTTCAACCATAAGAGTTGAAGATCCTGCATCTAGGTTGCTGTATCCGAGAGAGGTGATCCATGCATTGTGTACACGGAAACGCATAGATGCGTGTTGATCGTATGCAGTTGCTGCAGCTGTTGTTGATCCTGATCCAGCAAATGCTGCTGGGTTTGGGTGGCTCAATACTGCGATATCAATATCGCAACGGAAGTTAGCGCCAATGCCACTTGTAGCATTTGGTGTTAGTACTGAGAACAGGCGGCGCATCCACTTAGCGTGAGCATCATTTCCCAACATTACGCCCTTTGAAAGGCTAATTGGGCTGAATGAACTCTGACCAGGAATCTGGTGCACGTTTGTGTTGTAGCCACCTTCGCGGTACGCGATTGACTCTGTTGTAACGCTTAGGCCAGAGAGTGAAACAAACCCCATTTTTCCAAATGAAGTTCCCCACTTACCGTCAGCGTTCTCTGGCAGAAACTCAACCACGAACTTAAAATTACGTACTGGATCTGTTGCCAGAGTACTTAATGGGTTAGTGTAAGACATTTCTTTTTATCTCCTTACGCCGTAGCGTTTCCTGTTAGCTGTCCAAGTTTAATGACAATAAACTCTGCTGGATACTCTAGAGCTACGCCAATTTCAATATTGACGCGACCTGAAGTAAGATCAGAAGCACTGTTTGTTGAAGCATCGCACTTCACATAGAAAGCCTTGTCTGGGCTTGACCCACGAAGTCCACCCTGTTGCCAGTATGAACGTAGGAAAGAACCAAGAGCAACACGAAGCTGAGACCATAGACGTTCGTCATTGTTCTCAAAAATCGCAAATGCGCTTCTATCTGTCATTTCTTTCTTGATGTATGTTAGGGAGCGACGTACGTTGATGTAACGGTCTCCCGGGGTGTTGTTCATTGTACGTCCGCCCATTACAACAATTCCGGCACCAGGTACTTGACGGATTACGTTAACTGGACGTTGTGAGACGTTCAAGGAATCTAGTTGAGCATTAGTTAGCTGACGTTCTGCAGATACTGCAAGAGCCACACGGTTTGTATAACCGGCTGGTGTCTTGAATACTCCACGAGAAGCATCAGTAGCTAAGTACTGGCCTACCATTGCCGCACCAGGTGCCTGGTTGCGAGTTGCTGCAGCTGACGCACGAAGTGTGTCTGGGATTGTTACCCATGGGTAGTAGACGGCAGCGCAGCCACCATCAGATGCAGCAATAAATGCTGCAGTCACATCGTTTGCATATGTTTGAGCCTCAGTTGCTGTCAAGCCTGCTGGAGTATCAATAACTGCAAATGCGTCTCCGCGACCTTCGCAATAAGCTACAAGGTCTGCCTGAACGTTAATAGAGAGAGTTCTCTCAGTAGTAGTTCCTGCAGTTGTGTAGATGTAGGCAGCGTTTGGTACGTTAAATACCATAGGGTTGTCAATTGGATCAAATGACTCAAGAGCCGTTGCGTACTCAGTTCTTGTTGGTGCAGATCCGTTAAGGCCTGATGAAAGAGACTTTACTCCGTCAACCTTAGGCATATCATCTGGAGATACAGAAGCTGAGTTTAGGTCAGATACTATAATAACAGCAGACTGTGAATTGATAACTGAAACCACATAACGTGGGTCAGTAGGATCCATGCTTAGGTCTGTATATTGCTCAAGAACATTAGAGGTTGCATTACCACCAATAGTTGGAGCTCCATACACAACAAGAGAGAATCTATTGACTACTCCCGCAGCTTTTGTTTCTACAGATAGAAGATTTCCCCAAGTACCAGCATTTGCAGCTCTTACTAGGAGGGTGTTTAGGGGTGTTGCAGCACGATCAGTCAATGTTACCTGAGCTTGTGCAGCACCTGTTCCTACTACACGCTTTACGTATAGTTGACGGCCGCCATTAGCGAAAAAGTTATAGGCAGCCCAAGTTGTTGGATAAGCGTCTTCTAGAGCTCCAAAAGTCTTGGTAAAATCTGTCCAAGAGTTTAGAAGAACAGGGTTAACTGAAGGTCCCTTTGCTAGTGGACCTACAAATGCTCCGATAGCGTTTCCGCTATCTGCAAGAGTTACCGCCTGTGGAAGTTCAACTTCCTGAATGAAAACGCCGGGTCTACTGTATGTAGCCATCCGGTTTTACTCCTTACTATGTTAGGTTGTTTACTGTGGGTTCCGAGTTTATTGACTGATTGGTGTGAAATCTGTAAATTGCTCTTGTAGTGTGATGTTTGGTGGTGTTAGCACTTCGTATAGCTGTACAAGCTGAGCTGGGAGGAACTCCGAGCTAACTTGAACGTTGTAGATATTTCTAAACAAGCGCTTGTCTTGTTCAGTAGTATCTCGTTTTACGAACCCCATCATGTCTACCCTGCGTACAGTGCCATCTTCAGGGATTGCTAGGAGTCCGAATCTTAAGGGCAACCTATTCGTAGAAAATAGGGCATTTATAATTTGCCTATCGTGTCTAGGTTGACGAGCGTATGTAGTTATTTGATAGTCTAAATTCACTGG